GCACATCATCGCCTTGTAAGACATAGGCTGGGGTTAAAGGCCACACACCAGATTTGTCTTCCACAGCTTTACTTACTGCATATAATTCACCAGCGTTGCATAATGTAGTATATAATGCAGTCCAACGCCAACCTGACAATACGCCTTTCTCAAATACTAGTTCAATGTTACCAACACGTATTGTACCTGACCACATAGATATTTTTATTAATGACATAACAAACAGAAGTTGTGTGCGATCTGGTGTGGTACAACGCCGAAACATGAAATTGAATATCTCTTCATTACATATATGGATCATGCGTATTGATATATTATGGTCGAATTTCGATTGATCAATAGGTACTTTGATTAATCGTGGGTTATTCGCATCTTGTACCATCATTTCCCATAATGAGAATTGTTGTGTACTATTATAGAATAAAGTTGTATGTGGGTGACCTGCCATTGCTGCCTCCAACCAGTGGCTAACGTACGACATTTTCATATATAACTTAAGATCACCAGCCACAATAGCTCGAACTTTACCTAACTCACGTTTCTGAACAGCAACATTATGCTGTGTAAAGTGCTGTAGTATAGCAGATATTACTTCTTTGTAACTCATAGCCATAGCTGAAGCCCATTTCTGTTTCCTTGCGAATTTAATTGTATTATCTACACGTACTTCTAGTCTTGGACCATCACTACTCCCTGATCGTGCCCAGTAGGCTGGATCTTTTGCAAATTGCTCGACTGTCAAAGGAGTATAATTAGTCATCTTACAAGGACTATCATCTAGGAATTTCCGTACACCAGTTCGGAAATAATCTAGGAAAATCTGCTCACTACCGTGTATTTTATGAATGACATCGCCATTTACCCAATCCTTAACATCCTCTACAAAGTCTTCAATTTTAGTTAATTCAGCGTAATCACGTAGATTTTGCATATCTACATAATAACGCCATTCAGGGAAAAGCATGTCTTGATATTTTTTAGCAATAGCACTAAATTCTTTAAGTGCATTGAATAAGTCTTCTTCGCTAACTGCACGAAACAAGTTAGCTTTTGTCAAGTAACCATGAAGATTACGTCGAACATGAGGTGGAAGAAGGCGCCACCATAAAGAATAGACTGGTGCTATTCTTGGTCCCCAAATTTCAAACATACGAAGAGATGGTAATCTGGACCGCCTTCGGGACTCAGAATCTTTTGATAAAGGCGGGTGTTCTGCAATTATATGTAACTGCTGAGAGGAGCTCAACCAAGTACGATACGCGAAAGAGGCATTGGATGCAAGTGGAAGCAGAGTATAAACCTCTGCCAACTTACTGTCTGTTAAGGTATTGCGACCTAATCGGCCCAACAAGTATACACACTGGATAGCCGCGCGCTCCAGTGGATTATTTGGCTTGTTGTCCGACGGCCATAATG